GTCATTCTTTTGCCCCCAAGTGATCTGTTTGTCTTGCAACTGTTGTATTCTGTTGAATCCTGTGTCTCCGCTATGTAAGAACTGTTGGCTTTCTGCTGTATATCTTAGATTGCTAGGTCTTTCTAAATCAATCAATCTATTTTCTGCATCTACATTGACAGTAGAGCCATTAGGATCATCGCTGATAGTAATATTAGTCATGCGACCTTTGAACACTGTCATTTCACCTGCACTTTCATTAGAACCACCCATCAAGAATCCCATAAAAACAGTTATAGGTCTATTTTGATAATTTTCTGTAAGAGCATAACTAAGAACGGTGCTGTCCATGCCAGAAAGTGCGATTGAGATAGCTGATGATTTTATCTCTCTGCTTTCTTCAACATTACTTATAGTAAGTAGTGTTCCTGCGCCTGTATAAGTTTCAGAGTTTATA